AACGGAAAGTACCCTAAGTACCCATCTGTTGCAACTGCAATACCTACAACTTTACCTTTACCAACTACAGAACCTGATCCCATAGTTTTTAATTCTGGATCATGTGTTTCTAAATCAATTGCAATCTCATCACAAAATCTTAAGTCTGGAAATTCAGTAGGCTTAACCCACTCTGTCTGTGCTTTAAATATCATTTATAATCTCTTTCTTTAATCATTTCTAAATAATGTATAGCTTTATCTATGTCTTCTACTCCGTTCTTGTGAGAGTGTCTGCATATGTATTTTATAGCATTGCCTTCTGCAAAAAGCAATTTATTCTTATTTATAAACTCTGCCGGCTGTATTTCCATGTACATATAATGTGTCCCTGAAATTTGTTTCTTGTATGGATCGTCGCTCATATTTTAAACTCCTTAGATTTGTTTGGACATTTTATTAAATATAAATTTTTCATAGTTCTTGTAATACCTACATACCAAACACGATACTCTTCATCTTGTTTGTACACAGATTTTTTTGCTCCTTTAAGTGTGTTTGCTGTATGATTTAAAAACAAAACAACATTAGTTGCTTCACCACCTTTTGCACCATGTATTGTAGATACTTTTATTCTTGCTTCTTTCGTTGGATCTTCATTGTTTAATAACAATAACTTCATGTAAGTTATTTGACTGTCAGACACATTGTTAAATGCATCATACCATTTCAATGATAGATTCATTGGTCCTTTTATTCTTTCTTTAATTCTTTGTAATTGTATATCAGGAAGAACAATTTTTTTTTGTAATTGCGACCAGTATTGTATATCTTCATACAAACTTTTACCAATACTATTTCCTTGTGTTGTATTAAAAAATAAACCTTTCTTTTTTAAATAAGTTGGTATTGGTTTTAATAATGATTTAGTTCTTGTAAGTATTAACCAATCACCTGTAGACATATCTATGTCCGATATTTTATATCGTTCGTAAATTTCACCAAATTCAGACTTTGGAAAATACTCTTTGTCAATTCTATTATCTTGTATTCTATCAATGACATTTAATGCAATTTTTTGTATACTACTTGGCACTCTTTCTGATTTAATTAGAGGTATTTCTTCTGCATCATAATTAATAAAAGAATCTACATCTGCACCAGCCCAACCAAATATAGCCTGGTCATCATCTCCTGCTACCCATACATCACACTTAGTATCTTGTTCTATTTTATTTATCATAGACCACTGTATTAGCGACAAGTCCTGTGCTTCATCTACAAATATAACATCAAACTTTGGTACGTCTTTTGTATCTAAAAATTTTTGTATCATGTCTGTAAAGTCAATAAGACCATATATTTTTTTGTAGTTATTAATTTCTTTTTCTATTGCATCTAATTTGTTTCTTTCAATTTTAGATAGGTGTTCGTTTAAATCTAACTGATCTAACACAGATATTTGTTTTACTCTTGCCAAGTTAATGAGTCCTAGATACTCACTGTCAGATGAAAAGATACCATTCCAATTATTAGTTTCATATGATGCATATTTAATTTGTATGCCACAAGTATCACCTATTGCTTTGTAGTTAAGATCTTGCATAACGTTTTCTTCTTTAAGACCTAGTCTATTAAAAGCTAATGAGTGTAATGTTTGAAAATATTTTATATCTTTTTTTGTAAGTTCTGTTTTTACTTTTAAAAATCTATCTCTTGCTTCACCTGCAGCTTTACGAGTAAAAGCAAAATAACCTATACGATTTAACGGTGTGCCTTTGTCCACATATTTTTGTACCTCGTTTAACAATCTTCTTGTTTTACCTGTACCTGGTGGACCTACTACCTTATATCTCATTAATAATTACTTTCTTTTCTCTCAACTGGTTTGTATTCTATCTTATCTATATGTAGTTGTTTTAGTCTACATACTTTAATTGTTTTACCATCTACATTTAGTGAATGGTTAAACTCAACTTTACATTTGTCTTTTAGTTTCTGTGCTATTCTTTCTTCTGGTATTTTCCAACTAGATCCTAGGTGATCTATAAAAGAATTAAATCTAAAAAAGTGATGACCTTCTTCTGTTAAACAAGAACCACTGTTGATTTGTATTCTTTGTTTAGCTCTTGGTCCATTGACACAATATTGATATAGTTCTTCATTCAATCTATCCTCTATTTGTGTACCTGCTGGTGGTGATATTTTAGTAGAACCTTTTCTAAGTTCTGTAAGTTTTGCTCTAAAATCTTTTGGTTTTAATGGTTCGTGATAAATGCCTGTCTGTTCCCATATCAAATCTAACAACTCTGTTTGTTTTGTAATTAGTCTTCTGTGATTTGCAACAACACCTTCTTTAGTTCCATCCGGTAATACAACATTAAATCTGTATTCTGGCTCTGCATACATTATAATTTCAAAATCTGTAATGTCAGGAAACATAGTAATACTATCTGACTTAACACCAAATGGTCTTGAAAAACAAAGTGTACGCATACACTTGCTTTGTATTGGATCTTCATAACAAGTATGACCTGCAGTATCTTTTTTCCATGCAGTTATTTTAGAATCTAATTTTGTTTTATCCCATGGGTCTTCTAGATAACTATAGTTTGCTTTTGCAACTTGATCTGGCCATTTGTCT